GTGCAAAGATGCCACTGCACCTGTTGTATTTGGAACGCCTCAATCGGTTTTAAATGGTATAAATAAAAAAGAGCCGATTGCCGATATCCGTTTCAATATAATCGTGGTGGACGAAGCCCATGCCATTAACTACCTTAATCATAGGTCTGGTTTTATGCGTATCTTGCGACACTACAAGCAAGACTATCCCGACATGCGGTTGCTGGGAGCAACAGGTACTAACTTTAGGTTCAAAGGAACCGCCATCGTTGGCAAAGATTGCATGTTCCAATCGCAAGTCGGAAACATCACCACCGAATCACTCATTAAATCAGGCTACCTCATTGACCCTAACTTTCAGGTGGATAGGAATCTTATAATTGATTTTACAAAGGTTAAGATTAAACAAAACGGGCAATTTGACGCAAAGCAATTAGAACAGGTGGTTTCTGCTAACGCCCGCTTAACAGAACTTATCTGTAAGCAGCTTATCCATATCATGGAAACCCAAGGCAGGTATGGGGTCTTTATCTTTGCAACCACCCGAAAACATGCCGAAGAGATTTTGAGTCACCTACCCGAGGCACAAAGTGCTTTGATTCTTGGCGATACACCCCAAAACGAACGAACTAGGATATTAAACGATGCGCGTGCTGGTAAAATCAAATATTTGGTTAATATTGCTATTATTAGTGTGGGTGTTGATGTTCCCCCTTTTGATACCATTGCATACTTACGTCCAACAGAAAGCCTGGTATTACTCGTGCAAACTATGGGACGTGTGCTTCGATTGTCAGAGCATACAAAGAAGACCGAAGCCTTAATACTCGATTACGCGGGCAATATAGAACGTCATAGCGATTGGGATAATCCTATTCTATTAAAAGCTTTGAAGGAAACCGAAGACCCCGATCGGCCTCTTGTAATCATTTGCCCCAAATGTATGGAGCGAAACACCGAAACTGCTCGGCGTTGCGTAGGTAAATATATAAATTCTGAGGGCAAAGAAGCCCGATGCGATTATTTCTTTGAATTTAAGAAATGTCCGTATGAAGACTGCGAAACAGAAAATGATATCTCAGCACGTCATTGCCGTATTTGCAAAGGCGAAATTATAGATCCCAACGACAAATTAAGCCTAGATGTCGCAACTATCGATCTCAAAGAACTCAGTGTCTTGGACGCTAGATTCGCCATCTCCGACACTCAAACTGCTTTTAGGATCAACTGTGCTTACAGGTGCAGTGACGCTAAAGGCAATATAGCAACCTACTATGAGAGCTATACACCCAGCAGCGACAAGGCCAAGCACGTATTTTACGGGCAATTTATTAAGAAACATTGTGATAAACCCTCCGATTGGTATTTACACATCGATAAACGCTTAAAAATGGAAGAGATGCTGCAAAAGGCTTCCGTTCCCCACCGAATCATTATAAAACATGATGGCACCGGATATCGGATAAAAACAAAGATTTTTCAACAACAACAAGGAACGTTATGAAATTTGATATAAAAGTATGGCAAAGATATCGCAACGAGGCTACTGTCCTTGGGAATCACATAGCTTCGCACAAAGATCACAATGGGTTTATCATTATGAAAAAGGCTGATTTCAAAGATTACATTCAGCAAATTACAGACATATTAAAAGAATGTTCAAATTATATGGATAAGTGTGGAATGACCGCCCCTGCACCCCTTTGGAAATATAAAGCAGATAATCCTGAAACCCATCCCTCACATCCTGCATTTAAATACAAAGATCGGATGACACCCAAAGCAATTAAAATATATAATCATTCTGACCACATTAAGTTTATGTCGGCCAAAGTCAGCTGATCGCCCAAGATGGTGAAACAGTAATCAGGGTCGTTACGGCGACCCCAGCTTAAGGATAAGCTATGATTTTAGAAGCAGAGATCAAAGTTAAATCTCCCCATGGCTATAATGTAACCTATAAAATTTACGAAATTGTCCATTCCTGTGAATGTGAAAAAGAATTTATTGATAAATGTAAAAAAGCTTTAGAGGATGGATTTCGTGTTTCTGGTATTAATAAACGCAATCTATCACGGGTTAATGATTAAGAAGGGAACGCATAACGTCCCCTCAGCTTTTTCCGTCATAGATGGATAAGATGATTTATTTTAATTCAATCCTCAGAAATTTCCTCATTTTTCTCACAAAATTCCTCAGATTCCTCACAATTCTCATATTTCTTTGCTTTTTTAGGAGGTTTTGGCTTCTTGCAAGCTTCTTTAAATGCATCTTTGGATTGCTTATCGGTAAACATAGTATTGACCATTTCATCGATCATGCGCTTAAGCTTACTTAATTGTTTATTTAAGTTTTCAAATTCTTTGTAAATCTTGCTTTGGTTATCAAGGGATATGCCGTCAACGGGATCGTATTTCTCTTTTTTAATAGCCACCAGCATTTCAGCTGTAATTCCGAACGTTTGCATTATTTCCGCATCGGAGGCTTTTTTATTGAGAAACATGTAAATCTTTTTTAATTCGTCTAACCCTGGCTGCTGGTTAAAATTATCCCCTATTTGATTTTTGCGCCATTCTGATTGTACAATCACTTTCTTTTTAAGACTTGGCTTCCAACTATCAAGTGTTACGGGTTCCTCTTTGTTGCTTCCGTCTAACGCGCACGGATCGAACTCATAGCTCCTTTCGCTCATTTTCCTCTCCCTAGATTTAATACCACATCCCTAATGTTTGATTACTGTAATAATCAGACCTAAGCCCTTTTTTGTATAGTTTCAGATACAAATTGCTCTGACAAAACTCTGACAGAGCTTGACAAGACCAGGACAAAATATGCTCAACAAATTGATCTCCTTATGAACAGTTTTTTGGCATATTTATAAAGCAATTAGTTTCGCCACTTTTCAAATAGTTCAATATGACTTCTTTGGCTGCTTCAAATCCCCAAATAGCGATGGCAAGGTAACCTCGTTGATTTTTTCGATATAAAAATGCACTTTGTTCCACAGATAGTTTTCCATTACCCACTTTTAATTCGATCCAAAGTCCATGATAAATTCCGCAGGGTAATGCTAGGAAAAAATCAGCAACGCCTTTTTTAACGCCCATTTTTGTTAATGTTTTTGCAGTTTGCCATTGGCCAGGATTGTTTTTGACATCAAAAAAGCGTTCATTAGCAAAATGATGGAAGTCATCGGCATATTGTGGGAATTCATGATGAAACCAATTAATCGTATTAATATGGTCTATCTGCTCGGGCTTGAGACTCATTTGGCTGTGCGTATCATTAAAGCTACGTCTTTAGCACGATCCCCTATTTGTTTAGCCCATTTACTGTCTAGGGCTTCTAGGGCTGCTTTCGTGTAGTCATGAGCAATTAAGGCTGCAATCATCTTCTTAAAGGTAAGCAGACGGGTTAAGCCTAAGTTAAAACTCATATTTACAAGAGCGCGTTTTGTGCTTTCAGGAGCTTCTTGATACCAGGGGTAATCTTCTATATCGCGGATGGCACGAATGACATCGTTATTGAGGAGATATTCGGCTTCGTCTTTTGAGATGCCGTTATCTTGTAAGTTGCGACCATATCCTATGGTCAGTTTTCCAACCGTGTCAATGTAGGGCATATTATCAAAGCCCTCACCATGACGAATCCAATCTTTTAACTCTTCGTCTATAATCATGCGCAAAATCCTTTTGCGTTAAATGGCCTGTATGGAGGATTAATCCTAACCCTCCAACACAGGAAAATCTTATCGAGCTATCCTTAGCACTTCTAAGACTTATGCAGCAGCGCGAATTATCTGATAGTTGATTACAGCATCATTACCAGGATCGCCACTGAAGGTTACAGTTAACGTATCATTAGTAACGACAGCTTGCAATACAGTAACGTTATTAGTACCGTTATCAACCATTTGAACAAACGCTCTGTCACTTGCAGCTAAAGCACCTGTTACAGTAAAGGCTTCAGCAGCTGCGCCACCAACAGTAGTTGGTTGACCCATAAACTTGATTACGCCAGCTGGTGCAATACCTGTACCAAGCATTGCAAGCAATACCTTACCAGCACCAATTGCGGTGACACCTGTGTTAGAGATAGTGATATCCCCTGTAACCGCAACATCTGTGGCTACGTTGCCCGCACTACCCACTAATATATGAGCAGATGTTAAGGCTGCTAATTTACTAAAGGCAATCGCAGCGGAGGCTGAAATATCAGCATTCACTATAACGCCTGTAGAAATAGCGGTAACACCAGTATTACTGATTACAACGTCACCTGTTACAGTAACGGCGGTTGCTACGTTTCCGGCAGACCCTACAAGGATTTGCGTAGAAGGTAGAGCTGCCAACTTACTGAAAGCAATTGCAGCAGCAGCGTTAATATCTGCGTTCACAATTACGCCAGCAGCAATAGAGGTTACCCCTGTATTGCTCATTAGCACATCCCCTGTTACAGGAACGCCTGTGGCTACGTTAGAAACGTTACCAACAAAGATGTCGCCACTTTGTAAAGTGTCAGACAAGCCACCTGATGGGTTTAAAGCATCAAAAGTAGCATTAACAGCATCATATGTGAAAAAGCCAATTTGAGCTGGTGAATAATAAATCAAGACTAAATCTGTTTCAGTCCATTGAAATTCACCATTTTGAAGTAACTCTATATCAGCAACGATATATTGATTATCTAAATAACCTGTAGTTGTAATATCAGTCAAAGTATTGGTACATACAATAGCCACGATATTAGGATCACCAACAAAATAGCGTCCTATTGCTGTGACGTTTGCACCTAGTGTTGTGCTAATAGCCATGAAATTATCTCCTTATAATTTTTTAGTAGATATCCGTTATCTTACTTTTCTACGTCTCATCTTATCTACATCATCCACACCCAGGAAACCTTCTTTTTCTACCATTGGATCTGTATCTTTCAATTGATTATTGCGTGCGCGCTTGGCGTTATCAATATCTCGATCGTAATTAGTAGGGCTAGTTCTCGGGCTTCCATCTGTATCACCCCTTTTAACGGGAGCGTTCTCATAAGCCATGATACTCTCCTATTTAATAACAGTCTTTTTTCATAGGCTTCTTAGCAGGTTTCTTCATATCTTTTTTATCGTCTTTCTTCTTATCCTTACTCATCAGTATCTCCTATCTTACCATCACCGTTTAAGTCAAGATGCAGCTTTGACTCTGCCCATTCTACAACCTCTAAACCAAGTTCTTTAATCTCACGAAGTGCTAAAGCCTTTAACTCAGGTGAGAAATTAATGAGTTCCTCTTCAAGAGCTTTAACTAAGTTATTCCGAATAAAGTTTGATAATAAACTCATTTCTTTTTTCCTTCCTTAGATTTACCCAAGACTTTATTTGCCTTAGCATCAATCTTAGCTTTATACGAAGGGCTAAGTTTGCCCTTCGCTTCCATTTGGCTAGCTCGTGCTTTCGCATTCGCTGCGTGAGATTTGTCAGGCATTGGGTACTTTTTTTCGCCTGGCATACCAAAATCACTCTTGGGGAGCTTCGACCTGCTCTTGCTGCTCAACTTCGCCATTTTCTTGTTCTCCTTCACATGGTAAGCCATCCATAACAGCGGCATCCCCTGCTTCAGATTTTGCAGATTCAGCAGCTAACTTTTCAGCTTCTTCTTTTTTCTTCATCTCTTCCATCAAGATGACCTTTAATTGTTCCTCTAAAACCGCTATTGCACCAACGCATTGCTGAAACGTCTGCGCTGATTGATCGCGCTGGGATATACAACTTTGCAATTGTTGTCTAATAATTTGCATCTCTAAAGCCATTACCTCTCTCCTTTGGTTTATAAAAATCCCTAACTAGGCCATGTTATGACCGGAAATTCACCGATAAATTGCTCTAACGGAATTAAAGGTCTATCACCATTTAAGAATTTTGGCAATTCCCCTAATACATATATCCATACAGAATCACGCCACGCTAAAAATGTATGCGCCTCTTCTGCCCAAGCAGGTATCGTGCTATTTAAATAGCTTAAGCAATATAAAGAGGATTCATACCCTTTTTGTAATGCCACATCATTTAAATAGGCTTGGATTCCCGCGTTATATTCGTTCAATATTTGGGGAATATCAGGAGGGGTAACTACAGGTGGTGCTAATACACCATCAATAAAAGTCCATCCTGGAACACAATCATCAGGACAATCTACCCAGAATAATTCGGGAGCCACCTCGAAAGGAATCTCTTTCACTTCGATGACTTTTTCTTGAAATATAAGTGCTTTCATTTATTTATCCTTAAACAATGAATTCAGTTACTATACAACAACCATCTGCTCCTGTACCACCTGAAGCGTTCGATGCGTTGGTTCCCAAACCACCTGAACCCCCACCACCAATTGCAGTACCGTTAGCACCTGTTTGTGCTGTGGTTCCGTTTCTTGGTGTTGCACCACCACCGAAGAATGAGCAACCGCCACCACCTGAAGAACCTGCTTGTGTTGAACCGGAGGTCACACTGAAACCACCTACTTGTCCGTTAATATTAAAGGTTCCTGATGAACCCGCACCGGCCGCACCACCTGGGATTGAACGAAACGCAGTTGATCCTGTTAAACCTGCACCACCAGACCCACCTGTAGCAGACATCAACGCACCAAAGCTTGTAGTGCCTCCAGGGTTACCTGTTCCACCTGCACCGCCTCCCGAACCACCACCGCCAACGGTAACAGATTTACTAGCACCGATGGTTCCAGAGCTATATTCTTCTCGCGCATAACCACCGCCACCACCGCCACCACCTCCACCAAGGGAGTTAGCAGCACCTGCAACCACACCGCCACCACCGCCACCACCGCCTACAATTTCAACGATGCAATAGGACATGCCAGATGTTGGTGTATAGGTGGTTGTTCCTGAAGCTAGGAATGTTTGAATATTTATACTGGTAAAGCCTGATCCACCTGCAGGTGTTGCCCATGTACCATCACCACGCCAAAACGTAGTGCCTGATGCGCTGGTTCCGCTATTTAAATTCGTTACAGGAAGGTTACCTGTTACGCCGTTACTTAAATCTATTTGCGCCCAAGCAGGATTATTTGAAGTTCCTGTGTTCGATAAATAACGTGTAGCGGAGGCATTCTTAGCTAAGGCAGACAAAGTATTGGCAGCACTAGCGTATAAAATATCTCCTTGAGTTAATGAGCTTAAGCCTGTACCACCGCGTGTTACAGCTAGCGTTCCTGTCCAACCAACGGTTATGGAAGCAGCGTTTACAAGAGCCGTTGTAGGGCTTCCACCAAGCGTTAAGGTAACGTTTGTATCATCTGTCTTGGTAAGTGCAGCACCTGTTGGAATCTGGCTTGTAGTAGCCAAAGTTCCTGACGTTGGGAAGGTTACACTTGTTGCCCCTGTCATTGTAAAGGTGCTGTCAAACGCACCAGAGGTTGTTAAATTGCCACCTAAAGTAATCGTTTTAATGCCGTTATTGACCCCTGTACCACCAAAGGTAGGGCTTATAACGTTAGCGTTCCAAGTTCCCGATGTTATGGTTCCAAGGGTTGTAATGGATGTTTGACCCACATAGGTTGCTGCAATATCAATTACAGGCGTAGTTCCACCAGTGGATGTAATTCTGTTTAA